AGGATGTTGATTAAAACCAATCGATCTCTTACTGATAGTAACATAATTTCCCCCTTTAGTTGTTTAAATTAGGGATGTTGCCCGGATGGACAACACCCCTGGTTTGGCTACTTCGTATGGGAAACGTCAAAGATATAGGTGCCACCAGATTCGATGAGTATAGGAGATGACGTATGTCGATGTCTTCCATCTTTTCGGATGGTTACGTTGACGATCACTGCATAATCTTCCTCCAGGTCTGCAGTTATTTCGCCATCGGCATTGGTCAGAAATCCCTTCTCTCCTATCTGGCCGGCAACGACCTTGGCGCCTTGTAGCGGTAGGTCATCTTCGATTACCCTAAAAGTTGTGATTGCCATGGTGACCTCTTAACCCGTATAGGCGTTTAAGTAATAATCGGTTCCGTCAATGTCGATCTTGATCTTCTTTGACGTTCCACCAGTCTCGGCCGTGTTGCCTACCATGCCGCCATTGGTACAGGTGTCAAGATAGAACAGACGCTGCAGACTCGGGCCATAGACGCGGATTGCTGAATGCATCAGGCCGCCACCGTTCGCCATATAGATCATGGACGAAAAGCCGACTGCCAACCCGGTCATATTGGTGCTGATCAGGTTGTCAAGGTAAAGGTTGCAGATACCATAAGCATCCGTAAACACAGGCGTTCCTGAAGCTGTCAAGACGCCGCGAAGTGCAGCAAAAATCGAGCTTGCATGATTAACAACACTGGATGCACCAAAGTCCATTTGACCCTGCACACCCCACATATACCCAACACCGCCAGTGTGACTCATGCCGGCCGATAACTGGGCCTTGGCAGCCAGGGCAACCGTGGTCGCATAACCACTATCGCCATCCGGATCATAGGAAACATCTACCTGGATGCCCTTATGAACTCCAGAGGTCGCATAGGTAAAGCTGTTGTTGACATTGATCGCGTTCTTTCCGGACGCAACAGCTGTCTGGGAATAGCTGACTTGCGCGGTGTTCTCGTACAGCAGCCCCGACATTACGATCTTGCCAACCGTCAGTTCGCCTACGTTTAAAGTTTCTCTCCAACTCATGATGTGTTCTCCTCTTTAAGTTTGCATTGGGATTAATTGTATTGCCCGGCAACCATTAAACGCCGGAAACCTTCCCTCGCCAGTTATAACACATCCCCCATGATTGTTTTTATGACTCTGCAACATCGTCATAAGTGATTTCGAGCAACCCGGTATCATCGCGGTTGATCTCTTTGATTTTGAAATGTCCTGCAGGCGGCCCAGTAATCACGATATTTAGTGCGTCAAAATCGATCGCATCTGTTCTGGAAATTGAAGCTGCTGCCGCATTTACCTTGCCTATGATCTCATCGTCCGTATAAGACGTACCGGCAGGGTCTATGGTCATTGTAGCTAAAGCCATTATTTACTCCTCTTCTACCCCCGTTTCGTACTTAATTATAAGCCTACCTGTCGCCTTGTCGACAAATATCTTTTTCACTGGTAATCCTTCTTCCGGTATATTATCAAACTCAGGGGTTTTCGGGGGTTTCCACCTTCCATTCTTCCAAAACAAATAAACCAGGTCAATGTTAGTATTGAATCTCGCAAAACCGGAAATAGGAAACCTGTTATGTTTATTTGTTTCCATTTCCATTATATTTCAATCGCCCCTAAAGGTACTTTAAAGGGACATATTGGGCATTAAAGGTACATTAAACGGACATCATGGGCTTATGGTGTCTCTTGACTCCCTGGCCTCGATCTCCTCATTCTGTTTGAGGCGCTCCTGGACCCTTGGTGAAAATAAAAATAGGTCCCTCAATTCCTGCAAGCCCTCGCAGGCCCCCTTAAGCTTGTCGCCTTGCTCCCCGGAATACTTGACTGATGCCAAGGCTAACCCGGTCACTGAGTTCTTGATGTAATCGATTAAGATTTTGAAATCACTGTCATTTATTAACCTAACAACTGCATCAAGTTCCTGACGATTAAATTGGTCTAACATGATTGTTTCCCCCTTTGTTTTAACTGATCTTTTCTCGGCAATCTGTATCAGACAATGGTGCCTCCTTTGCCATCCAGGGTGCCTCCGCATCCATCCGGACGCCTGGACCCATCTCCTGGGTCTCGCTCGGCCCATTCTTTTTTATGCCAACGGCACACAGTGTCTTCCATTAGGGACCACCTTTCTCGCCGGTACGCATTGTGTTGCCCTTACAGCGGATGTTGACCCTTTTATTATGCTTTGCGCCGGTCATTAAACTAACAGAGCCAGGATGAGAACGCCAAGACACATGGCGGCAAAGTGAGAGATGACCAGGATCGCAACTTTTCTGGTGTTCAGAGTCAACCAAAGCTTAACCCTGACACTGAAGCTCTCGGCTTCGTCATACAGTTCGTTAACCTGGAACCTGTAAACATCGATTTTGTCATGGGCCTCTTCCGTTAACTCCTCCAGGCTTTTCTGTGTTTTTTCAATTACGTCACTCATGTTGATGTCCCTCCCGATTGTTTGTGTATCGTACGATTCATTATTCAAACACCGCGTCCAGGTCTCTCGTGACATCTTTCTTGCTCTTCAGGTAACCTGAAACGCCTGCCTGCTTTTTGGGTGCCAGTTTATCGGCAACCTTCTCGATCTTTTTGGTTCGCTTTGCAATGACTCCGGCCTTATCGCGGTCTTCAACACCCTTCTCTGCAAGCTTGGATGCCTCATGCCCCTTACGCCCCTTTCGTGCCACTTCAAGACGCTTACCCTTTAAGGTAATGTCCTGGGACTTCTGGCCTTCTGGATGATCATATCTATCTGCCATGTCTTGATCCTTTCTCTCGGCATGATGGTTTCATTCTCCTGCCTCCGACTTTGATTGAGTAAATAATGATGTGATGTCTCCTATCTCAGTAATTGATGGTTGTCTGTTATCTTTACTGAACCATTCCCCACACTTAAAGCATTTGAAATACTGTTCGCCTAAATGCTCCCATGGGTAGGGATGTTGGCATTTTTTACTTCTTGGAGGCTGCTTCAATGGGAGGCGCCTGTATAGGCGGCAATTTCCCGCCCATCGCTTCTTGTGGCTTTATCGGTCCTCCACCTCCACCTACCGGGCCTGACCCTCCCGGTCCAACCGGCGCGCCTGGCGCTCCTCCTCCGGCTGCTGCAGCTGCTGCTGCCTGGGCTTGCATCATTGATTGCTCAAGCCGGGCTGCCAGGTCTTGATCATCTGGCACTGGATTCTCTGTCAGCTTGAGACCCTTGGCAATCTCTCGTAATACCTTCGCTCGTCCTTCAAGTCCGATGATGGCCATATCAGAGTCATTGTTGGTCATCGCCAAGAATTCCTGGCGTCTGGCCTGCAGCATATCCTGTACGATAAGGTACTCAGATGCGCGCGCTATGATATTGATATCACCGCGATAATCCACATCCTCGTCATACATCACAGTATGAATCCAGGTATTGTAGACCATCTTTTTGATCACGTTATTATCGATGTCAAGGATAGCGTCCTTGATGATCTTGCTTGCTGCGTTCATCAGCATCGATAATCCATGCGCGGTCTTACCCGCTCCGGAGGCAACTCCACCCAGGCCCTGTTCATAGGCCGGGACTCCAAGCTGCTCACCCGCTTGTGTAAAGAAATACTCGTATCCCTTCATTAGCTTATCGGTCATCATATTGGGCTGAAAGAAGCGGATCGCTTCCCTATTATTGCCCAATGTATCTGACTGAGTGAACCAAAGTTTCCAGGGATAAATTCGTTGCGGGTTTTCTCCAGGGTCCAACCGATCACGTTGAACCTCAACTTGTGGGCCTGATGCAATGGCAGCGTTATTGATAGTTGACCTTGCGAAAGCGTTACATGCTCTTTGGCAATCTTCCATTATTTCTGGGGGTGCTTCTCCCCAGACTGAATCATTTGAAGAGTCAAATGAGGCTGAATAGTAAGGCTTTTCTCCAAAAGGGTCCTCGTTTATCCGCGCCATTATAACCCACCGACCCACTAAGATACAAACAGCCGGCACCGGGTCTGCCGGATTGGCTATTTTCTTTTTGTCTACTCCCCATTGAATTAAGAGATGTCCCGGGATGTCTCCATGGTACTCTAATGCTTCAACAATTGCATCCGGGTCCTCTTGCTCGTTGGGTCTTCCCTCAAGCGTTGCCCTCTCCTGGTCAGTCCATAACCAGTCTTTCAGCATGCCTGAGTTGTATTCGTATAAAACCTCGTCAATGGATGCATTATTAAACCCATCGACACCCTTCATTTTCATTAGATCAGAGTGACGGTACCGGTGACGTTCCACAAGGTAACCGTCCTGGACAGACCTGGAGGAAGGGGAAAGGTAAATGTCAAAGGGGCTCACGCGCTTCCAGGTTCTTTTATACTGCCACTTGAGTGTTGGCTGCTTTCCACCGTCCGGTTGATCCTCCCATGATAGACGCTTGACGCGCCTGACGATTGGACCCTTCATGAAGGCCGCGGGATAAGTAGCAAAGTCCTTGATAAAATTAGATAATTCAAGATAGAAGCCACCCTCTTGGAAGTGGTCCTCTATTCTATTTTCGATCCTGTCTGACTCCTTGTTGGCAATCGACCTCACCTCTTGCTCGTGAGTCTTCCTGAGTTGCTCTATACGCTCATCAATCATCTCGGGAGTGATCTTCTCGGCGCCGGCATAGTCAGCGACCTCCATGGACTCTAAGGCGACCTGGTCCCGAATCTCGTCCATAGCATTGCCAGGTAGTTCGGGATATGGAGTCGG